GTCGAGGAGGTAGGAGGCAGCGATGGCGATTCGGCTGGGCATGGAAGCCAAGGTCTACCGGAACACGGCGACGTGGGAGACGCCCACGTGGGTCGAGATCACCAACGTCCGCGATGTGACGCTCAACCTCGAAACCGGCGAGGCGGACGTGACCACGCGCGCCAACAGCGGCTGGCGCGCCACCGCGGCGACGCTCAAGGAGGCCAGCGTCGAGTTCGAGATGGTGTGGGACACCGCCGACGCGGGCTTCACCGCCATCAAGGACGCCTTCTTCAACGGGACGAGTATCGACCTGGCCGTGATGGACGGCGACATCACGCAGACCGGCACGCAGGGCCTCCGCGCCGAGTTCTCGATCACATCCTTCAGCCGCTCCGAGCCGCTGGAAGAGGCGATCACGGTGAGCGTCACCGCAAAGCCGGCCTATTCGGTCAACGCGCCCGAGTGGATGGTCGTGCCCTGAGGAGTGATCGATGAAGGTGTTCAAAGACAACGCTGGGCGCGAGTGGACGGTCGAGATCAACGTCGCCGCGCTGAAGCGCGTCAAGAGCCTCACCGAGGTGGACCTGCTCGGGGTGCTCGACGGCACGCTCATCGAGCGGCTCATCGCCGACCCGGTGCTGCTCTGCGACGCGGTCTATGCGGTCTGCAAGCCGCAGGCCGACGAGCGCAGCGTTACGGACGAGGACTTCGGGCGCGCGATGGCGGGGGACGCGATCGAGCACGCCACGGAGGCGCTGCTGGAGGAACTGGTGGGTTTCTGCCCGAGCCCGAGGGACAGGGCCAACCTCGGGCGGGTGCTCAAGGCCACGAGGGAGGTGATGGACAAGGCCCGGGACATCGTGGAGGCAAGGCTCGACAGCGGCGAGCTGGAGAAGGCTGCGGAGCAGGCGCTCGCACAGGCGCAGACGGGGCTTGGCAGCTCATCTGGCAGTGCGCCGGCGTCGTCGGAATCGACCCCGCCCGACTGACCCTGCGCGAGCTGCTGGCGATGGCCGAGGCCCGCCAGAGGCACGACTGGAGCATGACCAGCAGCCTGATGGCCCTGATCGCCAACGCCCACCGTGACCCGAAGAAGCACGGACCGTTCAAGCCGACCGACTTCGACCCGACCGGCCGCACGTACGCGCAACCGATCGCGGCTGGCGTCTCCGTTCTCAAGGACGTGTTCATCGACAAGCGGATGCCCAGACAGAGCGAGGAGGCAGCCCGGTGATCGATATGCGGATCAAGCACATGTTCTTCGACCGGCCGCGCGTGGTCGCCGCCGTGGACCGGGCGAAGCGCAAGGCCCTCTCTCGCGGCGGGGCCTTCATCCGCCAATCGGCGAAGACCAGCATCCGCAAGCGCAAGGGGTCGGCCCCGCCCGGCAAACCGCCGCACTCGCACGAGGGGAGCCTGCGTCGGCTCATCCTCTTCGGCTACGACCGGAGCACGGACTCCGTCGTCGTGGGTCCCGTGGGCTTCAAGAAGAGCACGGCACCGAACGTGCTGGAGTTCGGCGGTCGAACCGTCATCACCCGGCGTGTGCGCGGCCGGCTCGTGCGCCAGCGGGTGAAGATCGCGGAGCGCCCCTATATGGGGCCGGCGCTTCAGAAGGAGAAGCCCAAGCTGCCCAAGGCATGGGCCAACAGCGTGCGCGGAGGGCCCTGACACATGGCCGGCGCCAAGGGCATCCGCGCGGGACGGGCGTTCGTCGAGCTCGGCGTCAGCGACCGGTTGACGGCGGGCCTGCGGGCTGCGCAGCGCCGGCTCCAGGCGTTCGGCGCCGGCGTGCGGTCCATCGGCACCCGCATCGCCGTGATCGGCACGGCGGGCCTGGCGCCCCTGGCAGCGAGCGTGCGGTCGTTCGCCAGCGCCGGCGACGTGCTCGACAAGATGAGCCAGCGAACAGGCATCAGTGTCGAGGCCCTGTCCGAGTTGGGCTTCGCCGCCGAGCAGTCGGGCGCCGACCTCCAGGTATTGGAGAAGGGTGTCCGCACCCTCCAGCGATCGATCAACGACGCCGAGCGCGGGCTCTCGACCGCCACGGATGCCTTCTCCGACCTCGGCCTGACCGCCGAGCAGTTCCGCGGGCTCACACCCGAGGAGCAGTTCAAGCTCGTGGCAGACGCTCTTAGCCGCATCGAAGACCCATCCAAGCGTGCCGCGCTGGCGATGCAGCTCCTCGGCCGCGCCGGCACCCAGCTGCTCCCGCTCATGCAGAGCGGGGCGCGCGGGATCGAGGAGCTCCAGGAGCAGGCTCGTTCCCTCGGCCTGACCGTCTCGACGGAGACGGCCAAGGACGCGGCGCTGCTTAACGACACCCTGAACATCCTCTGGCGCGTGCTCAAGCAGGGCGTGTTCGTGATCGGCTCGGCGCTCGCCCCAACGGTCATCGACCTGACCAACGCGGTCGTCCGAGCCGTGGTCACCGCGACGCAGTGGGTCCGCGAGAACAAAGCGCTGGTCGTTACGGTGGCGAAGGTCGCCGCTGGCGTCGCGGCCGCGGGCATCGCCATCATCGGCCTGGGCCTGCTCATCGCGGGAGTCGGGGCCGTCTTCGGCCTTTTGGCCGGGGCGGTGGGTGCGGTCGGGACCGCGCTCGGCTTCGTCGGGACGGTCCTGAGTGCGATGCTCTCGCCGATCGGCCTCGTTGTTGCGGCGGTCGTCGGACTCGGCACAGCGCTGCTGGTCTGGTCGGGCGCCGGCGGCGAGGCGCTGGCGTGGCTGCGCGACCAGTTCGGCCAGCTCCGCGAGTTCGTGGGAAAGGTGATCGGCGGGATCGCCGACGCCCTGGCCGCCGGCGACATCGCGCTGGCCGCCGAAATTCTGTGGCTGGCCCTCAAGCTCACCTGGCAGCGCGGCGTCGCCGAGCTGAACAAGGTCTGGCTCCAGGCCCGGGCGTTCTTTGTCGGCACGGCGCAGAGGATGTGGTTCGGCGCGCTCGCCGCGGCCCAGCAGGTGCTCCACGCCCTCGAAGTTGCGTGGATCGAGACCACCGCGTTCCTCTCCAAGACCTGGACGCGCTTCACCTCGGGCTTCACCAAGATCTGGGAGCGGGCTAGCGCGTTCGTCGCCAAGCGGATGCTGGAGATCCAGGGGCTGTTCGACGCAGGGCTCGACGTCGATGCCGCCAAGCGTGCCGTGGACGAGCAGCTTGAGTCGCGCCTGGCCGAGATCGATGAGGGCGCCCGGCGCGACCTGTCGCAGCGCGAGCAGCGTCGGCAAGCGCAGCGCAGTCGCTCGCGCGAGCTGAACGAGGCCACCCTCGCCGACATCGGACGCCAGTTCGAGGAGGCGCAGGAGGCGCTCCAGCAGGGCACCGACGCCCGCCTCACCGAGACCCAGCGTCAACTGGAGGAAGCCCGCCGCCGCCTTGACGAGGCGATCGCCGACGCCCGCCGCAAGCGCGACGAGGCCGGCGCCGACAGCACGCCGCGCCGCGGAGCCGGTGACCTGCTGGCGGACCTAGAGGACCGACTCGCCGGGATCGGCGACGCCATCGCCGCGCGGATCAGCGTCCGCGGCACGTTCAACGCCCTGGCCGTGCAGGGCCTCGCCGGGAGCGCCGACGCCGCGGAGCGCACCGCCAGCGCCACCGAGCAGACCGCCAAGAACACCAAGCGACTCGTCGATGCTGCGCGCACCGGCGGGTTGACCTTCGGATGAGGAACACCGCGTGCCCATCGTCGTCGAGGAGCGATTCGAGAGCCGGTCAACCGTCGCGGGCAAGAGCCCGTCGGTCGAGCTGCGCTACTGGATCAAGGGCACCGATGACGACCTCGCCGCCCGCGGCGCGCTGGAGGCCGCGGCCCCGGACGAGTACGACGGCCTCGTCCGCCAGGACGTGCAGATCGAGCCGCAGGGGCACGAGCTGTGGGACGGCACGGTGCGCTACGCCGTGCCCTCGTTCGGCGGGCTCCAGACCGGCGAGAGCGTCTTCAGCTTCGACACCGGCGGCGGCACGCGCCACATCACCCAGAGCCGCCAGACGATCCTGCGCAAGGCCCCGTCGGGACAGACCGCCCCGGACTTCAAGGGCGCCATCGGCGTCACCGACACCGGCGTCGAGGGCGTGGACATCGTCGTCCCCGTCTACAACTTTTCGGAGACGCACTACCTGCCTGACAACCAGGTCACGCAGGGCTACAAGCTCACGCTCTTCGGCCTGACCGGCAAGGTCAACAACGGCTCGTTCCGCGGGTTCGCGGCCGGCGAGGTGCTGTTCCTCGGCGCGTCCGGCTCGAAGCGAGTTGCGCCCGGCGGCACGCAGGACTGGGAGGTCACGTTCCGCTTCGCGGCCAGCCCCAACGCGAGCGGCCTCAAGGTCGGCGACATCACCGGGATCAGCAAGAAGGGCTGGGAGTACCTGTGGGCGCGCTACGCCGACCGCACGGACGACGACGCCAAGGCGCTGGTGAAGCGCCCGATCGCGGCCTATGTCGAGAGGGTCTACGACGCCGGCAACTTCGGAGGGCTGGGGATCTGACCCCCGCACGTCATGGGCGACGCCTTCCGCAAAGTCCGCTCCGGCCAGCCGCTGGCGATCCCCGCCGCGGCGTACAACGCCTTCGTCGATGCGGCCGTTGCACACCGCGAGCAGGGGGCGGGCGCCGGCGATGCGGTGCACGCCATCCGCCAGGCGGGCATCGTGCCGGTGCTCAACGCCAGCGGCAAGGACAAGAACCGCTTCGACATCCTCGGCATCGGCGGTCCCGTCATTTTCCCAAAGGAAAACTTCGACGAGTTCGCGGCGCGCGTGGCGCTGCGCGGGGTCGAGCCCAAGCCCAAGCACACCGGGCGCTTCGTCGTGTTGCTCGAACCGATCGCCAAGG